CAGCGAGTATTCCGTGAAGGAATTTTGCACAGGGTTTTTGAGATATTGCAAACAGACACGAGCCGAATGGAAACGGGACGATGCAAACAGCTATTTTCATGGCTATTATGAGTTCTCAAAAATCGGCGAGAACAAATACAGATATTACGTCAAAGAGCCATTTTGCGACTAAAAGGAGGATGATGTAAATGTCAACTGCAACAGCAGAAAAAACTACAAGCACGGGCAATGCGCTTGCCTTAATAAAAAAAGACGTCGTGGACGTTGTTGGCAAAAAAGTTCAGGAGTTTGTTTCCAAAGGCGAGCTCTGTCTTCCCCCAAACTACTCAGTAGAGAACGCCATGAAGTCAGCCTGGCTGATACTTCAGAATACGTTCGACAGGGAGAAGCGTCCGGTCCTGCAGGTCTGCACGCGTGACAGCGTCGCAAATGCCCTGCTTGATATGGCTGTGCAAGGCCTGAACCCAGCAAAGAAACAGGGATACTTCATAGCCTATGGTCAACAGCTTACATTCCAGCGCTCCTATTTCGGTACAATGGCGGTCACAAAGCGCGTCGCCGGAGCGAAGGACATTTTCGCCGAGATCGTATATAAGGGTGATGAGTTCGAGTATACCATCGAACGCGGAAATAAGATCATCACCAAGCATGTTCAGCGCATTGAGAATGTGGATCCGAACAATATCATCGCTGCATACTGCACCATTATCTTTGAGGATGACAGGCAGTTTACAGATATCATGACCTGGCTGGAGATCCAGAAAGCTTGGTCAAAGTCAAAGATGGATCCTCAAAAGGAAGGATCTACTCACAAGGAGTTCGCCCAGGAGATGTGCCGTAAAACCGTCATTAACCGAGCTTGCAAGCGTTATCTGAACAGCTCCGATGATGGCAGCTTGCTCATGCATCACATCAACCGCGAGGATGAAATAGCCGCGGAAGCCGAGGCCGAGGCCGAGATTGCCGAAAATGCGAACCAGGAGTTTATTGATGTTGATTATGAGCCTGCCGAGGAGATTGAGGAAACTGCTGAGGAAGAATCGGAGGAAGAAAAGCCTGTTGAGAAACCGAAACAGCAGCAAAAACAGCAAAGCAGTAAACAGCAATCCATGTTTGACGGCCCCGGGTTTTAAACGATGATCGAGATAACCTCCTTCGCTTCAGGGAGCACGGGGAACTGCTACCGGGTTACTGACGGCAGCTCCCCGCTCCTCCTGGAGTGCGGTATCCCCTTCAAGGAGATACAGAAAGGCCTGAAATTCAAAGTTTCGGAGATAGCAGGATGTCTGGTCACTCACGAGCACAAGGACCACTGCAAGGCTATCTCAGACATCATGAAAGCCGGCATCGACTGCTACATGTCCCAGGGTACGGCCGAGGCATTAGGGCTATCCGGACACAGGTTGCACATCATCAAAGCAAAACAGCAGTTCCGGATCGGGACATGGACTATACTCCCATTCGAGACCCAGCATGACGCAGCCGATCCGCTGGGCTTCCTGATGGCGAACCAAGACGGAGACAAGATGCTATACGCTACTGATACATATTACATCCGGTACCGGTTTCAAGGGCTTACGCATATAGCCGTAGAATGCAACTACAGCTTAGACATTCTTCGGACCAACGTCGCCAACGGATCGGTGGAACCGGCGCTGAAAAACCGGATTTTGAAATCACATTTCAGCCTGGAAAACGTAAAAAAGTTTCTGCAGGCAAACGATTTAAGCAAGGTCGAGGCAATATTCTTACTGCATTTGAGCGACAACAACAGCGACTGCGAGAGCTTTAAGCGAGAGATCCAGGAGTTAGCGGGAAAACCAACTTATATTGCATGAATGGAGTGTGAAAGCATGACCGAAATTAAAATTAGCATTGAAAGATCAGTAAATAGATTACTTTTTATAAAAGAACATGAATTACAGCCAGCAGACAAGTTAAGTTCTGCAGCAATAAAAATGGCAATACAGGCACTTGAAAAGGAAATACCCAAACGAGTAAATACGGCAAGCGAAAATAAACTGAACACTAATTTATGTCCGGTGTGTAGCCGTGAAGTAAGAATCGGACAATTTTATTGCGAAACATGCGGACAAAAGCTGAACTGGGACTAAATCTAAAGTTAGAAGAGAAAAAGCAAAGGATGTCACACTATGAACCGTTATAAATGCCCTGCTTGTGGCAGGGATCAATATACATCAGCGGACACAGCAGAAGGGTGCATATACTGCGGACATCAGAAGTTAGAAAAGATGGATAAGTTAGAGCCGGAGGAAAGTGAGGGGTAAGTAGGATGCCTAAAACAAAAATCGAGTGGACCGAGTATTCATGGAACCCTGTAACTGGCTGCACGCCTATAAGCGAAGGGTGTCAAAATTGCTATGCCAAACGCATGAGCAAGAGGCTTGCAGGCCGGTGTGGGTATCCCAAAGAGAATCCATTCAAGGTTACTCTACATCCAGAAAGATTGGATGAACCTCTGAAATGGAGAAAGCCCAGGAAGGTATTTGTTTGCTCAATGTCTGATTTGTTTCATCCTGATGTACCATTTGACTATATAACGCAAGTCTTTGACGTAATGTGTTCTTGGCGCTGGCCTAATAAAGAGGCGGAGCGCATAGGAGATGAATCACTCTTAGAAGATCCCGGACACACGTATATGGTGCTGACAAAAAGACCGGAACGAGTGCAGGACTGGCTCCAGTGGCTGTTTGAATACTGGCCCGGAGATTCACCGGTTAATGTTAATTTGTCGGCAGAAGGACATTTTGGGAGGCATATCTGGTTTGGCGTCACCGCTGAGAATCAGCAGCGTGCTGATGAACGCATCCCCGTCCTGCTACAGATCCCAGCAGCGGTCCGGTTCGTATCAATAGAGCCGATGTTGGGACCGGTGGACTTAACTCGCATCGGCGGTGACTGGTACGGAAACGGACGTATCAATGCACTTAAAGGGCTTCAAAATGATGATACATATGTTCATGAGTATAACCTTAGATGGAAAGCAAAACATTGTGGGGAACTGGATTGGGTCATCTGTGGTGGTGAAACAGGTCCCGGCGCAAGGCCGATGCATCCGGACTGGGCGCGGTCGATTAGGGACCAGTGTCAAGCTGCAGGGGTGCCGTTCTTTTTTAAACAACATGGTGAATGGTTACATGAAACTCAAGGGATAAATTTTCATGAAGGCCACAGATATTATGTTTGGCCTGATGAAAGCATGTCATTTCGAGTTGGCAAAAAGGCCGCAGGCCGCATCCTGGATGGCCGAACATGGGATGAGACACCATATGAAGGTGGGGAGTCATCACGAAGAATGCATATGCAAAAAATCTGCAGGCCAAGAAGATGAAGGAGAAGGTAGATCTGATATCCTTTGCTGTGCAAAAAACTCTTGACTTTATGACCATCTCGCTGAATGAGGAATACCACTTCGGAAAAGAGCGTTTAACGAAGCTGGCAGACATGGTAAACGGACTGTGGGAAGAGTACGACCGGATGGCAAGGTCGGGCGGCTATGAATATGCAGACGAAAAGATCAGACAGAGGATAAAGCAGATAATGGGATGAGAAACCAGGAATTAATAGTTGCAAATGTGGAGGGGTAGGAATGCCAAACCGGATTATTAAAGAGTCAATCTGCACTAGTGATACATTAGATCAGCTGTCCTGGTTTGAGGAAGTTGTTTTTTATAGATTGGTAGTAAATTGTGACGATTACGGGCGGTTCGATGGCAGAATCCCAATCATCAAAAATCGACTATTTCCGCTTAAAGAGAAAGTCACCAATAAGTCTATTGCTGAAGCCATAAATAAGCTATCGACTGCAGGCCTGGTTATACCGTATGAGTATGACGGCAAGCCGATCTTGCAACTGGTAACTTGGGATAAGCATCAGACGGTTAGAAATAAGCGGAGCAAATATCCGGCGATCGATGGTAGCGAAGAAACAACTGCAACCGAAAATGTGCGGTTGCTTTCAATTGAAAGCAATTGCATGCAATTGAATGCAAATGTCACCGTAATCCAATCCAATCCAATCCAATCAGAATCAGAATCCATATCCGAATCAGAATCCAAAGGGCGCATGCGCGCTTTGGATGCGTTCGCAGATTTTGCTGGAGACAACGAGCTACTCTTACAAGCCTTAAGGGATTTTGAGGATATGCGAAAGAAGATCCGTAAACCCATGACCGATAAGGCGAAGCAGATGCTTGTTGAGAAGCTTCAGAAGCTGTCACCTGATGCAGAAACGCAGATTGCAATTCTAAATCAGTCTATTCTTCATTCATGGCAGGATGTTTATGGACTGAAGGACAAGCCGACACGAAGCGCAAACCCAGCGCTTGATCGATTAAGAGAAATGGGGGAGTTGGATGGACAAGGCTGAAGTCTATAAGCTACTCGCTATGCTGACCGATCAATATCCTAAGCTTAGAGATGCAGAATTCACTGACCGGACGGCACAGCAATGGCTAATCTCGTTTGCTGACCGTAGCGCGCAGGATGTCTTTTCAGCAATCCAGCAGCACATGACAAATCCCCAGCGCGGACGATTCTTCCCGAACGTCGGAGAAATAGCGGCATATCTTCCTCAACGGTTGGCGCTTGTTCAGGCGAACGACAACGCCGCCCTGAAGCTGCGGGAACGGCGTCGGAAGATCAATCGGTTATACCACGACCAGAGGCTCATGCCGTTCAGTGAAGCACGGGAGCGCGGGATATCAAGCGATGAGTGGGAGAGGATAATGCACGATGCCAAGTGTGTATTAGGGTATTTCAAGGGGGCGTAAGTGGTGAAATTCGAAATCCCCGGACGCTTGCCGGATCTTAACAAAATCATTAAAGCTGCTAAAAATGGCAAAGGCAAATATCAGCCGTATGCACTGATGAAAGAAGAGTATACGACCATGATAGCCTGGATCGCGAAGATGATGCCGAAGTACGAGCGGGTTGAGCTCACTATCACTTGGCATGAGCCAAATATGAAGCGGGACCCCGACAACATTATGGCAGGGCAGAAGTTTATTCTGGACGCGCTTGTCATGGCGGGTGTTATCCCGGACGACAGTCAACGGTACATAAAGGGCATAGCGCACAGGTTTGATGTGGATCCCGAGAATCCGCGGATAGAAGTGGAGATTGTGGAGGTAGAAACATGCGAGAGATTATAGTTGACAGCTTCGCCGGGGGCGGCGGGGCAAGTACCGGAATAGAGCTTGCAACGGGCAGAAGCGTTGATATAGCCATCAATCACGATGAAGCAGCAATACTTATGCATAAAACCAATCATCCGACCACAAAACACTATTGTGAGAACATTTGGGATGTGGATCCGGTTGAGGCTACATGCGGACGACCAGTAGGGCTAATGTGGGCATCACCAGATTGTAGGCACTTTTCCAAGGCCAAGGGTGGTAAACCCGTTTGACAATAATTTGAGCGCTGATCCGGACGTGATAGACAAGCTGCACGAAATCAGGGACCGCGGACTGATAGTTGACATAACCCAGGGCATCGACGTCCGGCTGATAACGCCAGAAATTGCAAAAGCCTTGAGCGAGGTAAAGATGCTACGAAGCCTGCATTATGCATGGGACCTGATGAAATTCGAACAACAGGTTCTTGATGGCATAAAAAAACTGGCCGAGCACGTCAAGACATGGAGGCATATGTGCTATATGCTGACCGGATACAACACAACGTTCGAGGAAGATGTGTATCGCTTTCGTAGGCTTCGCGAGCTGCACGTTGATCCTTATGTGATGCCATACAATCTGCAATATCCGTCGGATAAGCATAGGCACTTTGCCCGATGGGTAAACGGAAGGATATACAAAGTGTGCAGCTTTGATGATTATGAGCCTTGGATCAGATCGCAAGAAACTCCCGGCCAGCTCACCATATTTCAGACATAAAAAAAGACCCCTCAGGGCCTAGATTGTTTACAAGGTCATTATAACACGATGTGGGAGGGGATGCAAGTGAAGTTGGAAAAGTCGGTGTTTCGGTACATAGAGCATGAACTGTATAACTATAGGCGCACCATGCAGGCAATCAAAGAACTACAAGAGAGCATCATAGACTCAGCACCGGTTAGAGAAGTTGTGCCAGGAGCGGGTTTCATATCTGATCCAACAGCGAGGAAAGCGACAAAGCTCATCACCAATACCGCCTTACGCAGGATGACAGACACAATAAAGGACATTGACAGAGCATTGAGCAGGTTGAAACCCGAGCACAAAGCTATATTTGAACTAAAATACTGCAAGGCATTGCCTTGGAAAAGAGTCTGCAGTGAAATTCCGGTGAGCGAGAGAACATACTTCCGTTTAAGACATGAACTTGTCTACATGGTGGCACTTGAAATGGGAGTGGCAGAAATATGGCAGGAATGAGCACTAGATTCATGTTATAATGCTATCAGCGAAGAGCCGCCAGATAGGTGGTTCTTTGTTTATATAAATATTTCCAGAAATTTATGGATTTATATCCCCTTGTTTGAGATATGAACCTATTAAGCAACACTTAATCGACATGAACATCATGAAATATAGGACTAAGATATATTTCCAAGATGGCAGCGGTAAAAAAGTATAAAACACGAATAACACTTGAATAATAATTTCAGAGCCTTCGGGCTCTTTTTTAATACCCGAAAAGGGAGGGAGGGTGATGCCGAGAAAAGCAGATCCAGAAAGAATAAGAGCTTTTGAAATCTACAGGGAACACCAAGGGAATATCGACCTTGTTGAAATAGCTAAGAAGCTCGGCCGACCTTCGGGAACGATCCGCGGATGGAAGAATAAAGACCAATGGGATGAAAAATTATTTGGAACGCTCCAAAAAAATACGGAACGTTCCGATAAAAATAAAGTTCCCACAAAAAAGGAGAAAAGAGAACTAAAAAAGCTTAACCTGGATGACGCTGACCTTACAGAAAAACAGCGTCTTTTTTGTTTGTATTATATCAAGAGCTTTAATGCGACAATGGCGGCAATCAAGGCGGGATATTCTCCCGAAAGCGCACATCAAATAGGTCATGAGAACTTGAGAAAACCTGAGATTGCTAAGGAAATCCGCCGCCTAAAGGGAGCAATGCAAAGCGAGTTATTCATTGACGCTATGGACATCCTTGAACGCTATATAAAAATAGCATTTGCCGATATCACCGATTATGTTAAGTTCGGCCAGAGACAACAGCAGGCTATGGGCATGTTCGGCCCGCTTTTTGTTGGCAAGGGTAAGGACAAAAAACCACTTATGGAAACAGTTAATTATATTGACCTGGTAGACAGCGACAAAATTGACGGAACAGTCATAGCAGAAATATCTCAAAGCAGGGATGGCATAAAAATCAAACCAGCCGACAAAATGAAGGCGCTGGAGAAACTCGAGCAATACTTCGACCTGTTACCGGATAAATTCAAACGCCGAATCGAGGAAGAAAAACTCAAGATTGCTCAGCAGAAACTTGAGCTTGAAAAACTGAAGGCTGACACAGGCGAAAATGAAGAAGGCTCTGACGATGGCTTTATGGAAGCTTTGAAAGGAAAAGCGAAAGAGGTGTGGGCAGATGAAGAATAAGCGCTCACCTTTCAAATGGGTACCGTTCAGTAATAAGCAGCTCAAAGTTCTTACTTGGTGGATGCCGGAATCACCGGTTCATGATAAAGACGGCATCATATGCGATGGTTCTGTGCGAGCTGGTAAAACAATAGTGATGTCGTTCTCCTATGTCCTTTGGGCTATGGAGAATTTCAACTTTCAGAACTTCATACTGGCCGGAAAGACGATAGGGGCATTCAGAAGGAATGTTCTTTTTCTCCTGAAAATAATCCTCCGGCTCCGCGGCTTCAAGGTACAGGACAAACGAGCAGATAACCTGCTTATAGTCCGCAGGAGAAAAACCGGAGTTATAAACTACTTCTACATTTTTGGCGGCAGGGATGAACGAAGCCAGGACCTGGTACAAGGTATCACAGCAGCAGGCGCTTTTTTTGATGAAGCGGCACTGATGCCGGAGAGTTTCGTAAATCAAGCAATTGCCCGTTGCTCGGTTGATGGCGCAAAACTATGGTTCAACTGCAACCCGGAAGGGCCATATCATTGGTTCAAGATAGGATTCTTAGATAAGCTCGATGAAAAGAATCTTATCCACATTCATTTCACGATGGATGACAACCCGGCACTTACTGAAGCGACCAAAGAAAGATACAAGCGTATGTTTGCAGGGGTGTTTTATAAAAGATACATTCTCGGGCTTTGGGTACTGGCCGAAGGTATCATCTATGATATATGGGATGAAGCCAAGCACCTGTTTGATTATAAAGGCGAAACATACGATGAATACGGCGTTGCAATAGACTATGCAACAGCTTCGGTAATGACCTTTGGACTATATGGAGTTAAAAGGGATCCTGCTGGGGATAAGGTGTATTTAGTAAAAGAATATTATTATGACGCCCAAAAGAAAGGCAGGCAAAAAACCGATTCCGAATTCGGGGATGATTTTAAGGCGTTTCTCGGAAACGTATATCCTAAAGCGATATATGTGGACCCTTCTGCCGCAAGCCTGAAGCTTGAGCTTAAAAAAAGAGGTTTCCACCAAGTAAAGGACGCAGATAATGATGTTATAAACGGTATACGGTTAGTTGCGACGTTCCTCTCAACGGGGCGTTTTTTTGTTGAGCGTGGATGCAAGGACACGATCATGGAGTTCGGGTCCTACGTTTGGGATCCGAAAGCTCAGGAGCTGGGCGAAGATAAACCGCTTAAGCAGCATGACCACGCAATGGACAGAAACAGATATTTCATCTACACGAAATACAAGAGGTTACAGACCAGAATCGCAGACAAACCACAAGGATGGTGATAAGATGCTAACAAGTTTAAGCTTTCTTGCTCCAGGCAAGCCGTGGCCGCCGCCAACAGAAGCGGACCGGCTTGAGAGATATGCACAGAATAGACTACTCTTTGAGGGCAAGCATGAGCAGGTATACAAGGACTGGATAAGGCTGCTCCGTGAGGACCAGCAGGCTACCCTTGAGATGGTGCTAAACTGGCACAAACGATTGACGCTCCTGTTTGCGGATCTGCTCCTGGGCGAGCCGCCGAGAATTACTGCCGGTGACAAGGACAGTCAGGAGCAGGAAGCAGTAGAGCGAATCATCGAAGATAACGGCCTTTTCAATGTGGCGTATGAAGTAGCACTTGATGTGTCCAGATACGGTACTGGAATATTCAAAATTCGCTATGACGGCCGGGCCATAATCGAAGGCCAGCAACCGGCGATATGGTTCCCCGTGGTTAAGCCGGACAATATCAAAGAGATTCAGGCTCATGTATTGGCGTGGACGTATGAGGAAGATACCCAGGAGCGGGGCAAAACCGTTAAAAAGAAGTATCTCCAAACAGAGATACACGAAAAGGGCAGGATAATCACAGCTAAATACCCGATTGAAAACAACATTATCGGTCCAGCATTGGAATATAAGGAGACAGAAACCGGTGTTGACGAGTTTTTGGTTGTACCAGTTAACAATGTCCTTACCACCGACAGGGTAACGGGTCTTGACGATTATAGTGACCTGGATAGTATCATTCAGGAGCTTGAAACACGAATAGCGCAGATAAGCCGAATCCTGGACAAACACGCAGACCCGAATATGTACGGACCGGATACGGCGCTGGAACACGATCCGGCAACCGGGCAATGGGGCTACCGGGGCGGGGGCAAATACTTTCCTGTTAGCCAGGGGGAACAGCCTCCGGGATACGTCACATGGGACGGGCAGCTTGAGGCGGCATTTAAGCAGATTGACTTGCTCATGGAACAGCTATATATTTTGAGTGAAACATCAGCAGCGGCATTTGGCCAGCTCAAGGCGGGTCTTGCCGAATCAGGCACAGCACTAAGACGCTTGATGATGGCGCCGCTGGCGAAAGTGAACAGGATACGCATGAGGTTCGATCCAGCATTGAAAGAAGTCCTCTGGCTTGCGTCTTTGTTAGAGAAGGCGCAGGGCATGGCCGGTGCTGTTGTACTGGAAAACATACACATCGACTGGAAGGACGGCCTGCCTGATGATGATGTCGAACTCACCCAGAACGAGGTGCAACGGTACACCGCCGGCTTGACCAGCCTTGAAAGCTCACTCAGGCGGCTGTATGGCTTGGAGGGCGATGCGCTGCAGAAGGAGATTGACCGAATAAAGGCAGAACAGCAGAACCAGGTCAATACACAACTGCCGACAATAACCTTGCCGCCGGCAGAAGAGGGAGAAGGTGCAGGTGAAGAGTAATGGCAGACGTAAGGTGGTTCAGCGATGCCGAGATAAACCGGCTTGTTAAATTCTACGAACAGGCCGAGCGGGAAATATTGGATCAGTTAAACAGGGCATTACTCCGAGGGAATAAGACAGAATATCTTACTCAAATGAAGCAGAATATTGAAGCCATCCTACAGCAGCTCCGAGAGGGAAATAGAACTTGGTGTTCAGAAGCAATTCCGCGCGTGTATTCAGAAGGGCTCAAAAACGCCGATGCAATGTTGAAAGATGTGGGTACTTCGACATCTGCAGCCTTCGGAGCTATCCACCAGCAAGCCGCACAGGTTTTAGCCGAAAATGCTTATCAGAGGTTTGAGGACGTCGTACAGGTGATAGGCCGGCAGGTGAACGATATATACCGGGAGCTGGCGTTGGAAAACGTCCGGGGAACGGTGGTCGGTTACGATACCTGGAAGCAGACCGCCAAGAGATTCAGGGAACAGTTAGCAGAGCGTGGCGTGACTGGGTTTAAGGACCGCTCAGGCAAGATGTGGAACATGCGGACTTATACTGAGATGGTGGCTAGGACCACTACCCAACAAGCGCATATAGAAGGAACTCTTAACCGTTTGAGCGAACAAGATCATGATCTAATTATTGTTAGTAGGCATAAAGGAGCCTGCTCATTATGCGCTCCCTGGGAGGGGAAGGTGCTTAGCATAAGCGGTAAAACCAAAGGATATCCGACTTTTGCAGAGGCGAAGGCTGCCGGTTTAATGCACCCGAATTGCCGCCATACTGTATCACTTTACATCGACCTCGATAAAGCGATTGAGGAATTAGAAAAAGAGGTGGGCTGATTGGCTGGCAAACCAAACGTTTTTAGACCATATAAAGACAAGGAATACATGATTGAACTATATGTAAACAAAAGGCTTTCAGCAAAAGAGTGCGCTGAATTATTAGGATGCGGGGAAAACACTATTTTAAGATGGATTAAAAAGCATGGAATAGAGACAAGGTATCATGCAAGTGGTGAGTTAAATCCTATGTGGGGCAAGAGAGGTAAACTACACCATAATTATAACGGTTCCGAAAAAGAATGCCCGATATGCGGAAAATCTTTTAAAGTGCCAAAATATGATACTGAAAGAAGGCAGACTTGTTCTTGGAAATGTAGAAATGAATTATGGAAAAAGACAGGTAAACAAGCTGGGCCCAATAATCCCAACTGGCAAGGTGGCATTGATTATAGACGAGGTGCAAATTGGGAGGAGAACAGGAAAATAGCTTTAGAAAGAGATGGATATAAATGTGCAATGTGTGGCGCGACAGATAAGGAAAAACGAATCGATGTGCATCATGTAATACCGTATCGTTGCTTTGATAACGACAAAGAAGCAAATCACCCAGATAACTTAGTCTGTTTATGCCTCAAGTGCCATATGAAAGTTGACAGGGCTTATAACAGGATGGAAAAGAAGGGAGCTATCGAAAGCATGGCTGGTTTGCCGATGGTAGTAAAATCGTTAAGGTGGATGGATAATGTGTTACCAAGAATCGTCTAGGGTTTTTTGGGTTTAGACACACTTTCCACAACAATGCCGTAAATGGATGGGTCATTAAACTTCATCGGAATAAGAACCCTGCTTTTGTAGCAGTAACATCCCTGCTCCGGCACCCATACAATATTGCCCATGTTAGGCTTCGTTCCGGGCCGGGGAATGTACCAGAACCCGCACTCTTTCCAGAACAGGCGGGTATGGTGCTTACCGAGCCGAATTAAGGTGGGAATCATCTTCTGCTGATAAATTAAAGACAATCGATGATTAATGCCGACATGGACAGATAGCTCATCCTGCGGCATGTACCAGTTAAAATCACTCACACAAAACACCTCTGGGATAATTATACTCCAGGGGTGTTGTTATGTACATGAAGGGAGGCTGCAGATTGCCGACTAAAAAGCGAATAATCCAAACATCAGTAACCCGTAATGGTAAGAAGTACAATGTC